AAACAAGAAGGGTCTTGATAGAATATCTAATTGTCTACGTAGATATGCTACCAGTCTTGCAACATTAATTCTATCTAAGCTGCTGGCATTCTTAGCACGAGTACGTTGACCATAAGCTATTAAACCAACCCCGGTTAAACTTGAAATAGGATTAATTTTGACATCGTCTAACACATCACGTAGACCTTGAGGAACTGAGGTTGTCTTAAATTCCCCTTCAGCAGTGATATATCCCACACTGGTCGCATTATCAACCGTTCCTCTACGAGTACCTGCTGGTGCAAACCATATATAACTCTTTGCATCACTGTTGATAAAGGTTCTCAACATCATATGACTTGGGGGGACAACAATGTTGTTGCCAGTATTGTCACTAGTATATCCGCTAGGGTAATACATGGCCATGTATTCGTCATAAGTTACTGCACCTTTATCACCGTTGTCAAGAGCTACCGCTGTATTAAGTCCATAGTTGTTAAGTGCAGTTCCTGTCGGAGCCAATCTAAACGGAGTATCACCGATAACAAATCCAGTGATTCCTCTGTCTGTATTAAAGTTAACCATATTGGAAATAAGTTCTGGATATCCGGGACACAGAATTAAGTTAAAATTCAATGTATCCGTATCTCTTGCTGCAACACTGGTGTCGACTAGTGTTTTAAGAGCTTTTACCACTACCTGACGTTGTGCTTTTCTCCCAAATACACCAGCACCTGTGTCGTCTGTTGGATATTGAGAGACCCAACGATCGACAGCATAATTAGACATGGATTCTCCATTTCTAATGTTGTATCCGCTATTGGCGGTAATATCAATATATCCTTTAACGTATTTCTTGACATTAAAACCACTTCTACGAGTGTTCCATAATTTCATGCCTCTTGGATATAACAATGGATCGGGTGTATCTGGATCAACGTAATTGCTTGATCTCAGATCGAATATTGAACTAGCAGTTAATGTAGTACCAGTTGTAGCATATCTGGCATCAGCAAATAACCATCCAGTTGGACTAGATTGATCTGTAGTATCTTGTAAGACCCATTTGCTGCCAACAGTTATTGTAGCATCATAAACATAGATATCTTGACCGTACATTTCTAGATCACCAGTGTCAACCCAAATGTCTCCTGTTACTAAGGGACTTCCATCGCTTTGTTCAGTAGGTTCCGTTGCCAATACAATCGGACCGTTTGGATCAGATGTTGGGAAAGCACGAGCATAACTTACCCAATAGGTACCAGAATTGTAAAGAATGTCGATTTGATCCACTACATTACTATACCATAAAGTACCATCTGCCGGATCAGTATATGGAGCACTTGGGCGTGCTTCAAAGACCAAAGGTTTCCAATTGGTAACTAATAGGTCTGTGGTTGTATTACTGGTAAATGTGTAGACGTTAGCAGTTCCCATTAGTGTGTTCATGCTGTAAGGAGTAATTCCTAACAGTTCTTGTGTAGTTGTACTCATGCTGGTAATTTTAATATCGCCACCGAGTTTATGGTTTAAAGTTAAAATTCCAGACGATGTAGTAAAGCCAGCAGTAACGTTAGTTAGAGTAGAGGCAGCACTGATCGCACTTGGAATCAATGATCCTAGAACAGTAGTAGCATTAGTAGCTGTTATTCTAATGGTAGTAGATGCAGTCCAAGAAGAGCGATTGGCTCTGCTTTCTGCGATGTCGAAAGTATATGTAGTTCCACTGGTAGCATAGGTTGTTACAATGCTAGAAATCACCGATGTTGTTCCTGCCTTGTTTCTTCTCCAGATTTTGAAGTTGGCAGTTTCAGCGGTCAAATCATCATAGTTACTGTCGATAAACAGTTTGCCAATGGCTATATTTTTTCCACCGCCTGTTGAATCTAACGTATATGTTGCTGTTTGAACATTACTATAGATAGGAGCGGTAATTTTGCTCCAGCTCATAGTAGATCCGTTGTAGTATTTGACGGACCAGTTTGCACCATTAGAAGGTGTAGTACTGGTAATCCAAACACTACCAGTAGCCGTGCTGGCATTGTAAATAGGATATGTATAATGCGGGCTAATTTGTAAGAATTTACCGCCGTCAAAACCATTAACTACTGCGGTCCATACATTGCTTGTGGTTTTGTAGTAGAGTCTACTGTCATTGTCATTAGTAACAACCATGCAGTATTCCCCAATTTGACCAATGCTGGTGTCAGGGGCTATTCCGTTAAAACTATTGCCCGACGATGTATCGTCGAGCACTATTGGAGTTTTAACTGTAAATTTCTGTGTAGAAGTGTTCCATTCTTTGATACCAAATATACTTCCTGCTGTATCAACCCAATAAGTACCGGAAACTGGTTCTCCTTGGGGAGCTGCACTTTGTGGGGCTAATTGTGCTAGATCAATGTCTGCTCTGACCACATATGAGCGTGAGCTAACTCCTAAACTGCTGTAAGCAGCCTGAAGCCCATATTCGTTAAGCTCGTTGCCGTGTAAGGGATTACCACTAGAATCGGTATAAAACAACGGAGTACCAAAGGTATCTGTTAAATCTCGTTGGCTTGTGATTAACCAAACTTTTCCAGCATTTGCTGAGGTAGTACCTGCGGCAGTAGTACCGCTAGGGTTAATTTTGTCTTGTGCAGACGCAATAAAAATCATAGGGCTAGTGCCCGGAGCTGAAGGGGTATAGAAGCTTTCGTCTATGACTGTTACGCTTACGCCTGGTGAATTCAGTGTGGCCATTATTTAGATCTCCCAAATGGATTACTTTCAATTATTTAGCCACTAACGACAAAAATCTCCTGGTTAAATACACATGAAAAGGGCACTAAAAGGGCTTAACTATGAGGCAATTATGCAAGAAATGTCAGAAGAGACCAGTGGCTGTTAATTATTACAAAAATGATCGAATTTTTTACAGGTCGCAATGCGATCACTGTGCAAAAAATAGAAAAGAAGGCACGGCTCTATGGCAACGTGCAGGCTACAAGAAAAAACTTGCGTGTGATCGATGCGGTTTTAATTCTCGATATCAGGAGCAGTTCAATGTGTTTCACATTGACGGAGATCCTAAGAACTGCAGATTCTCTAACTTAAAAACGGTATGTGCTAATTGTCAAAGAGTATTGGACAGGCTCAAGCTGCCTTGGCGTCAAGGTGATCTAACCCCTGATTTTTAATGATGGTTTCTAGTTGAGAAAACAGATGATCTACGGTGCTGTCATTGTTGATAGTGTGATCTATTTCGCCACCGACCCAAGAAATTTCGCTTGAATGAATTTCTAACTGCTCTAGTTTTCGTCTGCTGCTGGCCCAAAGCATATTTCGCATTCCTTGGTTAAATGCCAGAGCATCGTCGTACCATTCTGGTTCTGGTCCTCTTTTAATTCTTACTACAATGCCACCGGCATTGTGAATCGCAGCTATTTCGTTAGGAAAGCGAACATCACTGATAACAATGCTGTCTCGAGTTTTACGCATTTTATTTTCTAAACTAGCAATCCAAATATCGTCGTGGAATCCCTGGCGGCATACTTCGGTACCCCAATGCTGTAATACCCACCTAGGAGTTAAAGATGGCAATCCCAGTCGATTGGCCCACCATGTGTCAACTTGTTCTCGCCATTCTCGTGCTTCTGTGGTACGTCCTTCAATCAGTGTTCTATCCCATCCAAACACTGCGGCGACCGCATCTTTAAGTGTATTTGCAAAACTGTCTCGTCGAAATCCATGAAGGTTAACCAAATAATCTGCTGCTGTGTCTTTGCCGCTGCCAATAAACCCACAGAAACCGATAATCATACATCACTCCTTAAGATAAGAATATTGTATTACAATCTAATTAAAAAAACAATCTCAATTTAGCCAATTACCCAGGTCAGCGGAGTCCCACCGTCTTTGTAGTTGATTAGATCTAGTTCAAGTGTTTCTATTTCGGCTTTACCTTCTGTTTTTAATGCAGTTCCGTTTAGGCTTGTGCCGCCTTGCGGACTGGCAATTTGATTAAATTTCTCACGGGCTTCACCTAGCATGATTTTGCAGGTTGCTAGGGCATAGTCTCTAAGCCATTGACGAGCGAAAGGATCTTGTAGCATATTAAAATCTGGTCTGTGATTGTAGAGCCAAATTAACACTTCTTCTTCACTTCTAGGACGTTGCATTATGGTCAGTTTTTTTGTAGTTCTATTGAAAGTAAAATTAATCTCACTTCCGAACATTTTACCTACCTGTTTTTGATAGCTGGCAAACGCATAGTAAGTGGCTAATCCCCCCATATTTGTTGCAGTCAGCAAATAGGTATTAGAGTAGGCTAGATTAAATGGTTCAAACAGTGTTCCGCCGCCACCGCCTCCTGATCTAGAACCAATGCTGCGTCTAAATATCTGTCGGACATCCATCACTTCTGATGGCATGGCATATTCATTAACATCAACCTGCACAGTTAAAAATGCATAGCTTTCTTCAACACTATTGCTGCTACGTTGACGAAATTTAGCCAATGCACGATCTATAGCAGTATTATAATGAATGGGGTCTAACTCAACGTCGATCATTCCTCCGCCTAACATAGCCTGGATATAATCAACTACCTGCTGTCTTTCGTTTTGGTTATCAGTCATGCAGATATTTATCCTATAAATAATAGACTATGCCAAGACTCAGTTTATACCGTTCGGAAAAAGGTCACGATTTCAAATTCCTTGATAAAGTTATCAATGAACAGTTTCAGGTTGGTGGTACTGACGTACATGTTCATAAGTATCTAGGACCAATTAATCCTGCGGAAGGAGAAAGCACTCCCTCTCAGCCTAATAACACTAACGACATCCCTGAACTAGGTATTCAAGATTTGCTGTTAATGGAAAACAGAGATCGACATTATGAACCAGACGTCTATACCATTATGGGCATATACACGCTACAAGATATCGATTTTAATTTAAGTCAGTTTGGAATTTTTCTACAAAATGACAATGTAATGATTACTTTTCATTTGAGAAGCAGCTTTGATGCATTGGGTAGAAAAATAATGGCAGGTGACGTGCTAGAATTACCTCATCAAAAAGATGAATTTGCCTTGGATGACAATTTAGTCGCACTAAAAAGATTTTATGTAGTACAAGAAGTTACCAGACCTGCGTCCGGATATAGTCAAACTTGGTATCCCCATCTAGTTAGAGCCAAGTGCCAACCGTTAGTAGATCGTCAAGAATTCCGTGAGATACTAGAACAAGATGCCGGTGCAGGAGACGGTACAACACTGAAAGATCTGTTATCAGACTATCAGAGAAGTATAGATATCAATAACCAGGTTATTTTACAAGCAGAGGAAGATGTGCCTAAAAGCGGTTATGAAACTAGACACTTGTTTATTACTCCTAAAGATCTAGCCACCGGACTGGCATTACCAGAGGATGTTAGCAGCACAGCAACCCTTGTTAGCAGCACCGGTGTTGGTGCCAGTGCGGTATTAACTAGTCCTAATAAAAACTATTATGTAGGTTGGTTAACAGGTGATGGGGTTCCTCCTAACGGTGCTCCTTACGATTTTGGCATAAGTTTTCCCAGTGGTGGTGCTGTGGGACAATATTTTTTAAGAACAGATTATTTGCCTAACAGAATGTTTAGATACGACGGCACACACTGGATTAGATTTGAAGACAATGTTAGAATGACCATTAGCACCTTGGGCGATACACAGACTACAGATCAGAATCTAATTAGAAGAAAACTCAAAGCAGGATTTGTCAATAATGCCCATACTGCTACTATTGCAGGTGAACTGGTTATAGAGCGTCAGTCGCTGAGTAAGGCTCTTAAACCAAAAGCAGATGTTTAACAGGAAGGCGTTAGCTTAAAATGGACTATTTTTACGACGGTCAGGTACGTAGATATTTGACACAATTTATCAACATATTGAGTAACTTTGCCTATAAAGACGGTAAAGGCAATATTATACAGGTTCCGGTTAGGTATGGGGACATTTCTCGCCAGTCTGCACAGCTCCTAAAGAAGAATTCAGAAAATGCTATACCTAATGCTCCGTTTATTGCCTGTTATATCAAAGATCTACAATTTGATCGTCCTAGGATGCAGGATCCTACATTTGTCAGCAAAATTCAAATTCGTGACAGAGAATTAAACACTGAAGATCCCGAGAATCCTTCATATTTAAATGCACAAGGAAGTAATTATACCGTAGAACGAATCATGCCTAGCCCTTATTTGATAACACTGGCTGCAGATATATGGAGTACTAGTGTAGATCAGAAACTGCAGATATGGGAACAGATTGTGGTATTTTTCAATCCTAGTTTTGAAATTCAAACCACCGATAATTACATTGACTGGACCAGTTTAAGTGTACTGCATTTAGAAAATCAAACATGGAGTAGTCGTACAGTTCCGCAAGGAATCAGTGAAGATATTGATGTATTAACTATGACATTTACTGCTCCTGTATGGATTACACCTCCTGCCAAAGTTAGGAAACTGGGAATTATCACAAAAATTCTCAGTAATATTTTTGCCACAGGTGCTCAAGGAACTATTCAATCAGTATACGGTAAGACTGGTGCTACAGAAATCTTTAATAACATTAGTCCAGACCAAGAAGTTATTGTCACCCCTGGAAATTATGATCTGCTGGTCTATAACAGCATGGCCAGATTAATACATCAAAATTCACAAGGTGACGATATAGATTTAACTGATCCAAGAAATTCTAATTCCTGGCACAAGATTTTAGATCTGTATCCTGGTAAATTTAGAGCAGGACTAAGCCAATTGAGATTTAGTCAGGCAACTGGCACCGAGACGGTGGCCTATGTGAGCCTTAATCCCGTCGACGATTACTCTATGATACTGGTTGTCGATCCTGATACTATACCTACCAATACTGTTATTGCAGGCCGAGGTACAATTGATGCTATCGTAAATCCAGAAACTTTTAATCCAGGATCGGTAACCTCGGGAACTAGATACCTCATACTAGAAGATATCAATAATAACAGTTTTTTTGGAACGGCAGGTTTTTCAGGACCGATTGCTTGGAAAAATGCTGATACTAGTGATTTTCAGGCACATGCCAATGATATTATAGAATGGGACGGAGCAAAATGGTCGGTGGTATTTGATTCTCAAAAATCCACAGGCATTGTTTATGTCACTAACTCTTTTACAGGGATTCAGTACCAATGGAAGAGCGGTGATTGGAGCAAAAGTTACGAGGGAGTTTATAACAATAAACTATGGCGTTTGGTACTGTGAATCAAATTATCTGTAGTGGTGGATTATTTTTATCCGCAGATACGCATAGATTTTTATTGATGCTTAGAGCTCATAGCAAGACTGCAGGATGTTGGGGATTTGTGGGGGGTAAAAAAGAACCGTCGGATACAACCCCGTTTGACACATTGAAAAGAGAAATTGAAGAAGAAATTGGTACTAGCCCACAGATAAAAAAGGTTATTCCTTTGGAACTGTTTGTCAGCAACGATCAAAAGTTTCAGTACAACACATATGTGCTGTTAGTAGACAGTGAATTTATTCCTGTTCTAAATCAAGAACACTCAGGATATGCTTGGTGTGAATATGATAACTGGCCAAGACCCTTGCATCAAGGTGTAAAAAACAGTTTCACTAATAAAATTATTAGAGCTAAACTAGAACTATTATTAGATCTAGTCTAATAGGTCAGGACCAAATGCCCAGGTTCCTAAATGGCGTAATTCTTGACTGAGCTGGCTATCAATCTTAACAGAATATCCAGCTGCTGCCATTTTTTGGCAGAGAATCATATCTTCACCTAAATGATCGTTACTGTCTGGACTCCACCCGAACTCAAACCATGGTTTAGGAATCTGTGAAAAAATTTCTGTACGCATCAACATACAGCCCATGCCTACTCCTTGTACTTCTACAAGATGATTGTAGATGTCAAACGGTAAAGGATTATTCCAATCGCCAATTATTTCGTAAGCAACACCTTTGGCTGGCAACTGTCTACGAATATAATTGCAGGCTACAACAGGTTCGTCGTGAGCCATTAGCCGCATGGCAGTAGTAGCTGGAAATGTGATATCACTGTCTAGCCATAACAGATATTCAGCACCTAAATTAACCGCTTCAGTAGCCAGTCGCTCTCTCTGTGTCAACAAAATAGTGCTGGCATCCATGAACACATGTGTGTCAATATCGTTCATGGTGTTGAGTTTGATCATTTCTGCCAGACAAAGAGCATGTGCAGAATGTAAAGTATCTCTACAGGGAATTAATACTGCCAGTTTGCCTTTTTTATTTGTCCAACTAGAACTAGAGAATACGCTTTTCTTTTTCATGCTCCCGCTACGTCTTTACTGAGTGTTTCGCCTTTGACTACCAATCCCTGTATGGCATTAATTAAATCTTGGGTACGTTTTGCACACATTATAAAGTCACTAGGGCTGAGTTTGCAAGCAGTATTCATGGTTTCATAGAGAATTTTTCCGCCAGTTAGTATTTCTATAGCACTGGTTCTTGCCAAATCTTCAATAAATTCATCTTTGGATTGCTCATCTGATCTGCTAGTTAACTCCGATACATCTTCATCGGTTAATTCTTCAAGCAGTTCTAGCAGATATGTTAATTCTTGTTGTTCATCAGGAGCAGCCGTGCTTTTTAATTCTTCCAATTTTTGAATTCTAGTCAAAAATTCTGCTAGTGTTTTTGTGTTAGATAATCGGTCGTGGTAAACAATAGTGTCTAATTCCCATTTGCTAGGGCCAGTATTTAATTCTGATAATATATTTTTAATCTGTGAAGTTTTCATTTTAAGAATAAGGTCCGGTTTTACCGCCGAAAGTAAGAGAAAGACTAATCTGGGTTCCTGTAGTCTGTCCTATTGTATAGTTAGATCTCGATCCAAGAATTGCACTCAATCTAATATTTTGGCCACCTGAAGGTGCATCACTGGCAGATCCTGCAGCATTATTTGTAAACACTCTGTTAACTTGTCCAAATGATATTTGTGCCCCCGATGCCGGTAACGTTGCCATATTGTTTTCCTAGCGGCCCTATATTTAACGATCTAAGTTATAACTTTATTAGAATGTGAGTTCGATGTATTTATTAAATAATTTTTAACTCTCGTACTAGTGCTTCTAGGATACCAACTGTTAGATTTAATTAATCTTTATACACAAGTTTTTTAATTTCTGGAAGGTATAGATATCTAATGTCGGAATTTTTCATAGTGTCAATGGCATCTTTCACGACTTCGACTAGAGGATGTCCGGCAAGATTGAAACTGGTGTTAAACAATATAGGGACCCCAGTTTTTTTGTAAAAAGATTCAATTAATTCTCGATAATGTAAATTATCGAATTGGTTTACAGTTTGTATTCTACACGTTCCGTCTACATGTGCTATTGCAGGAATTTGATTTAACTTGTCTTCTTTTACTGGAATAGCATACATCATATATGGACTGTCTTTTAGACCAGCCATTTCAAACCATTCGTCCGCATGTTCGGCTAGTATAGATCCAGCAAAGGGTCTAAACCACTCTCTACCTTTTACA